GAGTAGGTGGGGCTGACTTATTCTTCAGTACGCGAACTTTGATAGTCTGACCAATACGGCGCTTATCTTGCCCCGTACCCTCTTCTAGCCAATCATCGCGCTTAACCTCAATGCGGGTAAAGAAGGCATAATCCTTACCTAGACCTCCCGGGGTAGTGCGAGGATCACCGTACATAACACCAATCTTGGAACGCCATTGGTTAATCATTAGACCAATGAAAGGGCGTTCTGGGCTGGTTAAAGACCGCTTAGAAGCCTTTCCGACCTTACGGAAAAACTTATTGGTCATTAATGCTGAGCGTCCGACCGTCGATTCTTCCATCTCTTTTTCATCTTCGGATACGGGAACAAGAGCAGGCAAAGAGTCAATAACAATACAGTCAACAGCTTTAGATTCCGTAATTTGAATAATTGCTTCATAGGCTTCCTCCATGATGTTTGTAGCCACAATGTAAACTCTTGAGGTATCTACTCCGCACATCTCTGCGTACTCTGATACCCATTCCTCAGCAGCTACCCACACGGTGGTGAACTCTGGATCCCGCTTTTGGTTAGCGGCTATAGTCTTTAGAGCTAGAGCAGTCTTACCATTGGAAGCTTCTCCAATGATCTCATGCCATTGATTGACAGGCCAGCCCCCGCCTAGGGCAACGTCTACGGCAACAGAACCAGTGGTAAATCGTCCACCAGTCTCTGTGATCTCTGACCCAAGAACAATAGTGTCAGCGCCCATCTTCTTATTGATTGCGCTAAATACTTTTGCTAGTTCACCTGTTAATGCCATTAAATGTGTCCAATGATTGTAGTTGGGTTCCAACCACCAGCGTCTACTTGACGAGCTGGGGTTGCTGGACCGGAGGCTGATGGTCCGCCAGTAATTCCTTTACCTGCTCCCGAACCAGATTGTTGGATGGGGTAACCGCAGTCGTAACAACGAGGACGACTTTCAGGAGTGGCGCCACCATAGTTACTGCTACCACAGCCAGGGCAACGTGGCGCTTGGGGTGTGGCTTGCTGACTTGGTGGATATTGAGGCTGTTGTGGTTGTACATAAGTAGCGGGTTGTGGTGCTACATATCTAGGAGCTTGAGTTTGAGGTTGTTGTTGACCTAATTTATTAGCCCACCAGTTAGAGTTACTCATCTAGTGATCCTCCATCGTCATAGTGCTCTGAGAATACACCACTTGGTTGTACTAAGCCAAGTGTCAAGGCAATCGATAAAGAACCTACCAAGGTGGACAGCGCAACTAGACGGTAAACACTCAGCATAGCTTCTGTATCTTCGTCAGTTACTTCCACATCATTATTTTTCTTAGCCTCAGTAAGGTGGACAGCAGTCATGAAGTTCGAACTTACGTCAGCCATAGCATCGATGAATGGAAGGATGAAGGATAACTTCTCAAGTCTCTCCGCACTATCCTCTAACTCTTTAATCTCTCCCTCTTCGCTAATGGGTGTTAGCCCCATGAGCTCAGCAATTACTTTGTGATCACTAATCGCTGTGTCGTACAGGTACCAACGAAAGATAGTAGAGGAAGGCACAGAAACTTCATCAGCGTCTTTGTCCTTGTCTTCTCCTCTATCAGGATGGTTAAACAAAGTATTAAACCAAGCCATTATTTTGCTTCTCCCCACTTTTGAACTACTTTGATGTCTGCGATAAGTGGAACGGAAAGAAGCTTAATGCCTTCCATAGCATCTTGAATAGCCTTGTAGCTCTCGTCCACTAAGTGGTCTGGAGTTATGGTTACGATTTCATCGTGAACCGTAAGGATCATCTTTGCCTCTTTAGGTAACCCTGCGTAAGCCCTAATCATAGCAAGTTTAATGATGTCAGCAGCTGAACCCTGAATACGCGTGTTGAAAGCTTGACGCTCTGCGCTGGATTTAAAGCCCATCTGCTTAGAGTTAATGTCTGGAAGATAGCGCCTACGGTTCATGATGGTAGTGATGTAGCCAAGTTTCCTAGAAAGACCGATAACCTTTGCCTTGTACCGTTCCACGTTCTCAAACTCCTCTGAGAACCTAGAAAGCAGACCCCTCGCCTCTTTAACGCTACAGTGAATTTGAGTAGCAATCTTGTCTGGCCCTACACCGTACATCATGGCTAGAACAAGAACTTTACCCGCCTTACGGTCTACACCCATAGTCTCACCGATAGTGGTATAGATATCCCCCTTAACCCCGGGAGTGTTATAGGTCTGTAAAAGAATAGGGTCTTCTGACATAGAGGCTAGGACTCTAGGTTCGATCTGTGAGTAGTCGGCTACCACCAGCTTATGACCTTCTGGAGCCGCAAAAAGGTTTCTAATCAAAGTACCATAATCTTGGTCTGGGTCTAGCTTTTTATCAGGAGCGGGTACGTTCTGAAGGTTAGGGTTCCTAGAGCTGAAGCGACCAGTCTCAGCGCCCCACTGTACGAAGTCTCCGTAGAGTTTGCCGTTGACCAGCATACTCTCGCGCTCTTCGATCTTAGACTTACCGTTAACGGTCTTTACTACTTCTCCGCCCAAGTAAGGAATTACATAGGTGCTCTGTAACTTACTAAGATCAGAGTAATGCAGTAAAGCGTTTACCAATTCATCCTTATCACGAAGATCATCCAACGCCTCTGCTGAGACAGAATAATCGTTGTAATCTAAAGCCTGCTCTCCTTGTGTTAGAGACTTCTTCTCCCCTTTACCGGTCAGAACTTTAGTCTTGAGCCCTCGACACCCTTCTTCCTTCGGCCCGTAAAGAATGTACTGCTTCTCATTATTGGAGTTCATGTTAAATACTCGACCAGCTATACGGTAAACGTCGCTCCTTGCGGCTTCTACCTGCACATTGAGTTTTTCATCAAGAATCTTTAGAGCTTCAATATCGATAGGAGCCCCTGTTAGTTTCATGTCGCAGAGAACGCGTAGTACATCCATCTCTAGCATCATTACTTTCTGAACTTCCGCGGCTTCTATTTTAGGGGCAAGGACTTTCCAAAGGAGGAATGTGTACTTAGCATCTAGGTAAGCGTACTTAGCCACCTCACTGAAGGAATAGATCTCAACCTTGTGACCAATACCCTTGGTCATCTTGAACCCTAGTTCCCGTTCGAGGCAGTCATCCAAGCCAAGCTTGCCTCTATTCTTATTGTCATAAAGGAAAGACGCCATCAAAGTATCAAAGTAAGGACCGGAAGGGACCTCTCCACCGTAGTACTTAGCCACGGATGAAAGGTCGAAAGCCAAGTTATGACCTATGGTAAGGATGTTCTCGTTAAACATTAAAGGCTTAAGCGCCGCAAACACTTCTGCTGGAAATAGTTGAATTGGGGCTTCTGTAAAAGTCTTGATAGCTAGTTTCTGATTGCGTGAGTAGTCAGCCTCAGTAGGGGCTTTACCCTTAGCAACCCGCGTCTCACCCGCAGGGGTTAATGGATACGCTTCGGATACGAACTCACCATGTGGGTGACCCATAGGGATAACATCACCGCGACCATGGGTTGAAAGGCTGATCCATAAAACTTCATTGACTGCTGGAACACCGCGATAATCTCCAACGGTTTCCACGTCATAAGCAAAGGCGTCTTGTTTTAAATAATAGGCAACCATCTCATCGAGTTGCTCTTTAGTTGTAATAATGTTCACCGTAACTCCTTAATGAAAATGGGGAGCCAAAAGACTCCCCAAATCCTAACGAAACAGATTAAAGGTATGAAGCTGCTTCGAGAAGCTGTTCGTTTGTAGGCATAAGGATGTCTGCACCTGTAAAAGGAACCACCTTTGCTACTTCGCGTTCAGCGACTGCTTCATCTAGTTGCCAATCTTCTGCAAGATCGCGTCCTTTAACAGCTTGGATGGTGTACTTAGCCTGAAGTCCTGCTGGACCGGTACGGCTAATTGCCCAATAATTACGAGACAAAGGTCCGGTGGAACCGTGCTCTAATGGGAAAAGAAGGTTGTAGATCTGACCGCCTACAATCCATTGTTGACGCTTAGGGCCCTCAGGCCAGCTCAGATTAAGTACGGTGAACGCATACTTTTCTGAAGGATAATTGCACTCATCTGGAACCTTGCCAACATTGGTTGCACAAATAGGGCACTTTGCAGATGCGTCTACCGAAGTAGGGCAGATAAATGAGCGCTTACCAGATGTGATCTGGCGAATGTAGTGCTCCTTGTAACGGAAGAAAGGACCTGTTCCAAAGAACTTAATTACTTGGAAAACATTTTCCTGAACTTTAAACTCTTTGTCATATACACCAGAGCCTTGCTTGGACTCCTTAGGTTGAACCCATCCAGAGTTATCCTCTGAAGCGACTACTGTCGGTGTACCTGCTGGACGATCTTCAATAGATGATCCTGCAAATTTATCTTCTGTAGGAAGATAATCTTCTGCTCGATTTACTGCCATAGTTTTATTCTCCTTGATTTATTTGGTTTCGGATGCACGGATTTCCATCCATGCCTCGGCAATCTCTTTACTTAATTGCCGGTAGTTAGGCCACTCTATACGACTGGTGTGTAAAACGCCAGCCTTATCGAATAGTTCGATCAACTTCTCCACCATAGCCCGGGAGTAAAGCCTGCGGCCTTGATGGTCTTCCCCTCTAATGTTTTTTTTAGAAGGAAGTCTGTATGGGGATTGAGGCAAATAGCCCTTTTTAATCCAGTCACGCACAGTAATCACTGGTCGTCCTAGTGCTTGAGCTAAAGCCCCGATGGTGAACATATCAATCTCTGTGCCGTTAGGCAAAGGCTTTTTGTAAGGTCGTGAATCCCAAGTAGCATCAAGCTTTATTTCAGGTTCTTTCTTTACTACAGCCTTGCGCTTACGCTTACTACCTGGGTAGTACTCATCAAGATCGGCAAAAGCAGAGTCAATAAAATCAGCAGTCATTCACAATTTTCTTTCATCCACTTAACGAAATACTTTTCAAAGTCAGAGATATCAATATCTTCGTAAACGTCTTCTTCTTCTAGATACTCTAGAAAGTCATCATCTACAAGAAGGATAGGCAAGTCTAAACTTACATCTACCCCAAATACCTTTGTCACTTGGTGGTCACCAAGAATGCGTAGCTTACTTTTGCAGGGAACATGGTATCGATATCTTCTTCCGTTAAGTCTCCCTCATAGAAAGCCGCCATAATTGCCGCTTCGTCTAGGGTAGGAACCATCTTAATGCACTTATCCTTGATACCGCGGTTTTGAAGTAGGGCTTCCGCAACTTCCATGTCTAGGCTCTTGGATACCTTGCGTTGCTTGGTAAGAGTAACTTCTCCAGCCAGCTCATCTTCTACTGTAAGGCGGATATGTCCCTTGGCATCTGTTTCTCCGTCGGACTCTAAAACGCTTGTAAGCCGAGACTTAAGCTCGGACTGGCGCTTAGATAGAAGTTCAACCTCCCCTTTAAGGGAAAGGTATTGGCGTACGGTTTTCTTGATCTCTGTTAGGTCCATAGGCAGAACCTAATACGGGGTTAGTT